GCTATTCTGGTTATAACAAATTTACCCCCACCAGTAATTCACACGACCAGATTTCTGGTGGGGTTCAGCTTTGAGCTGTAAGTTTAAAACAATTCGAGCCAATTCCTTCTTAAGTTCTCAAAATTTGGTATCGCCAAAGCTTTTCCAATGGGAACTGATCTGATTGTGCTCACAAATTTTTCATATTCCTCCTTTCCATTGTGCCACGCCAACAAGCAAAGGGAACGCACGTGGTCTTGAGTGTTTCGTGCGTCCTTGGTCCAACGAATGGACTCGTGGATTTCCCTCATGGGCATGGTGGGGTGGATTAAAAAAGGGAACTGGTGGTCTGGTAGAAAACCCCTCTTCAAGAAGGTTGCGTTCTCCCAGGTGACTTCATTAAAGCAGGGTGACTTGTCAGCAGGAGTCATAGTCAGCCCGTACTCCTTACCAGTTCTCGCCAATTCCGAGCAATCAATGGGGAATGGGTAGCTAGCCAGTACATCATCTCCGTAAGCCACCATGTTCAGTTCATCCAAGTCTATTCCTTTGAACGTTTTAATCAAAAGGGTTCTAATGATTATGTTGTTGATCATGGAATTGAAAATTGAAGTGCCAGAGCAACCTGAGGGCATCCCACCAAGAACGCAGTATGTCTTGTTCCGATACACATGGTGGGTGTGATTAATCCCTTCTATGAGTGACACAGCCTCCTCCGAGTAACCAATCTCTCGTAGAACCAGTTCTAGAGCTCTGAACCACACAGGACTGAGGCTTGCATCGTACCCTGAGTAGTCAAATGCAAAGAGCGAGCCTGGTAGTAGGATTGGCAGCTTGCTCCAAAACACGTCAGGATTACACCCCACCGCAGATCCAGTTATAGTTCCCGGATTGGCGTGGAATACCTCATAAAGATGGCCAAAAGTCATTCTAAGATAGACAGAGTCATTTAGACTGCTGGCTTCAATCAAGCGAGATTTTCCCTTCTTGATTTTATCTAGGGACCTAAGCTCATCCTTCACATAGGTGGAGTAGGGCAAATCCAACCCATACTTATCCATATATAGTTTCATCTTGGAGGTGTCCCTAGTGACTGGATCGAGAATGTCCCTCTTTTTAATGCCCAAAGCACTATAAGGATATCCAGCACTGGTGTGCAGATCAATAGCCTCCAAATTCTCTGTGCCATAGCATGCTTCCTCCATGCTCATCTTACTGGTATTTATGTCTAGTTGTTTTAGTTGATTTGCGTAGTGAAGGGCAGCTTGTGTCACATACTCATCGGGCTCGTGTAGGGTGTTTCCCACGTATTTAGAGAACAGGGCTTGTTCGAAATCAACCTCCAACCTGGGATCTTTGCTGGTCAGAACTGCCGGCTCCTTATTGCCCTCAAACACATCATGAAACACACTGGGTTCTAATTTGGTTCGAGTTGGACCATTGATATTCAGCCTCCCAGTTTCTTTGTTAGGTTTCATCCACTGGATCTCTCCTTGTTCACTAGCAAAGTAGCTCCTCTTTAAGCCGGCGCAAAAGCCCTGGCGTCCATTTCCGCCAATGTGGATTCCAATGACCTTGCCAACTGAAGTGACTACCCCCCCACACTGTCCTGCTTTTGTGGGGAAATTGTACATCATGGTTCTGTGAGTAGGTTTACCACTGAGATTCAAGAACCCATATTGCACAACATCACCCACTGGCACAAACATTGAGGGCATGTGCTCAGTGTTGATAACTAATGTTGCATCACTCGCTCCAGTGATTGTCTCTGGGATGAACTTAGTGATATCCCTAAACTTCTCATTAGTGTCCAAGGTCACCAGTGTAAGTTCTAAATTAACACCTTGCTCATCCACCAGTTCAGCTGCATCTAGTATGTTAACCAATTTGTGCTCTATCCAGATGGTTTTCCCTGGCTGTGAGTGGCGTGGCAAGATGGCTAAGCGGTCTCGTACGCCTAGCATGGTGAAGTGCCCCTGGTCAGTCTGTACCTGTCTGATGTTGCGCCTTANAAGGGACAAGGCGAAGYCCANGCTAGGTCCTTGAACTGTAGCTGTTCTTAACACAGGCTTCTTGAGTGCTTGCTTGGGTGCTCCAGAGTAAGCACCTTGGAATCCGGCAAACAGCTTGTAAATAACATAGACAAGAGACACAACCGCAACCACAGTGGCAATGGACTGCATCACTAAGACTGCTCTATTGAGGTGCCGTTCCACATTAGTTGGTGTCTCTGGGATTATCCACCCTTGTTCCCTGCAGTACTGTCGGACCTCCTCACTATCAACACTGGCGAGCAAGTCACTAATAGCATCTGGTGCTGGCCTCTCTTCGAGGCTGATTCGTATGGGTCTGAACTTGGGGGGCCCTTGAAAGAGTGCCTCTATGGTGTTTCCAATGGTAGATCTACTGTTATACTCCCTGACTAGCTCTGACACCACAGTATCAACACTGTATCTTACCTTGGACTTCCTGTCTCTCAGCTGGATGGCTTTGCCGCACACTAGTGGACTGCATCTTTTGAAGTTGGCAGTGTTGTTCTCTGTACAAAGCTTAGCAGCCCTGCCTGCGTCCAACCGGCCGAGATCTGTCTTGTAAGAATCTGTCACTTCTATGTCACAGTCCATGTAAAATCGCCTGCGAATTGCATCTGAGTCTGAGACAGTGGGGACTATGATGTTACTAGCGTTAGTTGATGCAATGACAAACTTAGATGTGAAGGACACCCCTTTTTCCTCTAACGATGCCATAGGTGGTATAAAATCCACTGTAGAAACCATTTGACAAAATAGGGACATGTCTTTCCCATCTGGATTCTGGCAGAGATCATCCATAACTGTGACCACCTGTTGTTTATACCCATCGAAGTGATCTGGGTCTGGGGGAAGCGAGTAGACGCTGGAGTGGTATTTGTCAGCAATGGCTCTAGCTATAATACCCGTGGCAAGTGACTTCCCTGTTCCTGGAGAACCCCTAATGATCAAACACACAGGTTCAATACGGTGTTTGCTCTTGAACTGCATGTAGTTGTTCATTCTTTTCTCCAAAGCATAGACTCTCTTAGCCTCAGTTGCATAGAGTGGTTGAAACTTGCGGCAAAAGTGAGCTAGGTACGACACGTTGCCAAACATAGCTTCTAGGTCCTCTTGCGAGGCAGCAGACTGCTCAAGATTGGAGATTTGATTTTCTAACAGAGGAAGTTGCTTTAGGTTGTTTAAGAACTCGACTTTCTCCTTAGCGGCTGGAATAATCTTCTCCTTAAGCCAATCAATAAACTTGCTAATCTTGTTAGAGACCCACTCGAGCCCTTTTGCAGCATTTGCCATGTCATTAAACTTCTTTAACCATGAGTCACTCTGCTTTTGTGCCATGGGAATACCTAGGATGGAAGCTGTCTTTGATTTAATCCACGCCCAAGGACTCCCATGGCACCCGATCAGAGCAAGCGTAGCCGTGAGAGTGACCATGTCGTAATCGCTCCTGATGACTATAACTAAGGCTGAAATTAGTTTCACCAGATTCTTCAAGATTTTTTCGACAGCCCCTTCAGAACCGATCAAGTGGTTTTTTAATGCTTCCACCTCCCTAGACACTGCGTCAGTAAAGCCCGTGCCGAAGGCATCGCCGAGACCTTTGATGTAATCAGATACTCCCTGCTCCATAGCTTCTTCATCAAGCCAAAGCAGGTCCCTAACATCAGCAAACCCCACAAGACCGTTCCCTCCAGTGGATACAATTCCCACGACACCGTGCTGACACCTGAGAATACCACCACAATCTCCAGGCTCTGAGTGTCCCTCGGCCAGCATGAGGTGTGATTGGTACCTGGCTGGGTAATACTCGCTGGCCTCGACGAACACCAGGCTAGGTTTAGAAAAACTGACTGGATAGTGTTTCCTCCGGGAGTTGCAATAATACACCCCGGTCTGACAATTACATCGAGCAATGGTGTCACACCCCTGGCCGGTGGTTGAAGATACCAAAAGGTCTCTGGAGCTGTCTTCCCACACTAAGTTAGCCCAATCATTGTGAGTGGCAAGGTGTCTGTTCACTACTCTATAGCTGCCAACGTATATGGCCCCGGACTGTTGCCCAAACCTGCCTGTGTTGGTGATGCTAGGCCGGTTAGCTGTGACATGGGTAACGGCAGTGTAATTTGGAAAGTTCTTCAGCACGTAAGGTTCAGACCTGAGCGGTCGTGGAACCCAAGCTCGTATGTGCTTGAGCCTCATGTAAATCCTGATGGTGATCCGCTCGTTGGTGATCTCTTCACTGACAAACCTTACTGAGAATGTGCCCAGTGCGTTGTTTGGGCATTGCCCGTACCGCAGGCTGTCTTCACCATTGTGTTCACCGAAAGTGGGATACCCGTCGTAGAACCATTGATAAGCGCTAGCGGGAGACATAAATGGTACTGACACTTGCGGCGGAGGGTCTGTCATCTTACTAAACACTGATGGGTTGGTTGAGGACTGCCACTGAAAAGCCTCCCTACCGTCTGGCTTAGGCGCCCCTGGGGGGACGTACATGTACTGAAGCACCCTAGACGGCACCTGCCCAGCCCTAGTGGTGGCCACAAAAGTGAATTCAGCATTGAACCTCATGTATGTGAACATCTCTAGTTTCCTCCGCAACTGCGCATACCCCATTATGTCAATATTCCAATTGGTGAACCCTGTAGCAGCCGTCCCTGTGTCATTTAGCTCCACTTTGCCAACTAATGCAGCACGGGAGAAGAAGTGGTTTAAGCTAGCTTCCTCCACACTGTTCTTGTTGACTACACACCTAGTTTCAATTAGATTTTCATCGGATGCGTTGGACGTTGCACCCGTTTCAGCAGCTTGAAGTGCGGGCACGCGACCTGTCTCAATTGAGTGTTGACTCACCTGGGTGTTTGCAGCTGTGGATGAGTGAGAAATCGGTCGATCCAACACTCTGTTTATAGTGGCATTTACAGTGTTGGTTATAGCATCTTCGATACCGTCACCCTGCAACACCGCTTGTTGTGTAATCTCGTCAGTGTCTTTGCACAGCTTGAGAGTGAAATTCTTCTGACCCGCTCCAAATGCCAAGATGTAAGCGCTAGTGGGAGTGTCAGGAGGGACCACAAAATTTGTTTGATACCATATAGTCACCACACCGGTCGTGTAGTAGTCAAATACACCCCCAGTTTCAACGGCCCTATAGTGTGTGTTGCTTATCCAAGGGATCACTAGTGTCACTGATGACTGTAAGCCAAAATCCCAGATCACATGTGTGCCCAACATAGCGAGTTCTCGAGTAGCTGGCTGGGCGCCTCCTGGAGGAGTGTAAGCGACCAGCATCTTTCCTGTAGCCATGAAGGAGCCTGTGAACATGAATGTTATCTTCAGGGAGCCTGACCACTGTGTGTAGTACCTGCATAATTGCCCGACCATAGTGGACTGCCATGGTCCATCCCTACCGGGATCCACTCTAAACGCTGCACACAAGGTGTCCACTGCGCTCTGGGCGGACACAGGTATCCTTAACCGGTCGAGTTCCACTGCTCTAGTTGTATTATTAACTTCCAACATAGTTTCCACCTGGCATAACTCCAGCAAACTGTGAACTTCCCCAGGAATGTGGATAGCTGGTGTGGGGTGAAAACCTGGCAGTATTGGCGCTGAAGTTCCATCATCAGTAGTTAGAAATTGATTTGTACCTGGCTTCATTTCCACCGGGATGCCCTGTTTCACTGCCTGGCGCAGCCCAGCGAATTCAGAGCACAGTGGAGCAACTGTAATTGTGATCGGTATCGAAGGGGTGGCACCAGTGTTATACTTTAACGGGCACACTGGTACGACAGCCAGTGAAAAATTGGAGTGATTTATTGCAGAATCAAAGGGCAATGCGTTGATGTAAGGAACCACAATTGTAGCACAATTGTTGGTGCGCAGATTTATCCACTGATGGGGGAACACTAGAGCCTGACTCANCGGTACTCCACAATCAAGAACGTATGGATGTATAAATGCCCTGCCTTTCTTTCCAGGTTGTGTGGCTTCTAAAGCGGGGTGTTTTGCTGTATTAGGTTTTTGAGTGGCGTCCTGCTCAGCAACAACGAATTCCGGGATCACAGCTACTAGGAGAGCACCCTGGTGAAACTTGCTGGCATTACATTGTACGTGAATGCAAAAGCCTGATCTGTACAAGTAGTGGTACTGTGCGTTCTGTCCGAAGACCCCTATCTCATTGAGCAGGTCAGGGAACTTCCAATACCAACCTTTTGACTCTGTCTCCCATAATGTTGCCGGCATAGTATAGAATCTGTTCACTGACACATCGGGGCGAGTGGGCTTATCTACCGCTGTGGCGTCTGTATCAGGGCAGTACTCTGGCCACTCAGCGTAAGATACTATGATATTTGCAGCCTCCTGAGTCGTGATTGTGGAGTTGCCAACAGTCAATTGGGCTACCCTATCACTGTAGCCACATGCCTCTGCACTGGGTGACTGTAGTGGTGGTACAGCCTCGCGAAGAGCATCAAGAACGGGCTGTGTAAATTTACCCGGATCCTGGGTGAAATCATGTTTAGCCGCTGAAGCAGCATAGGAGTCCTTGTAATAGTTTATGTTGGTGAAGTTGATGGTGGATCCGTCTCGTGCTACGTTGCTCGTTTCATGGGAACCGGAGCGCTGAGTTGAGACCTGTGCCCCCATTTCTTGCTATTCAATTGTAGTAAATATAAGAGGGTGTTATGAGCTGTATGTGATAAGGGAACAAAACCAACAAACTGGTATATGAGCGATTTGTTAGTCACCGGATGGCCAATCCAATAGCTATATGGTAACAATTCTTTAATTGTCACCATAAGCAGCCATTATAAGAATAAAAAGAAACACGGACACCCAAAGTAGTCGGTTCCGCTGCAGAGTTACCCGTTACGACACACCACCCCCTGGTTTGAGGGCATGTGCTCCGCAGTTAGGATTAGCCGCATTCAGGGGCCGGAGGACTACCAATTAGCTCAATAGGCTCTTCGCACCATGTCTGTATTAGAGCGTCCTATGGGTTGCCCCATAGGCAGGCCGCCAACGCAGCCACCGCCACAGTCACCTGTGGGGATCGCGGTGACTCATCAGCCTGATCTACACGGGGGAAGTGCTGAGCGAAACACTCCGCAACTTTCACGGCACTACTGGGCTTCTCGAAGTAATTGGCCGGGTAACGAACGTTTTCTCCTTCAACCGCGTTAGCAGTCTATTGATACTCGGTCCGGGGAGACAGAAGTGCTTGATCTCGATGCAGCTGGAGTGCTACACCTACTATTGATCGGGGTTGCGTAACTTCTAACGTTTACTCGGGGTGGGGATATAAAACAGGCGCACAAAGGTATCGTGATACCAGAGTGCTAGCGCCCAGTGGGCCCTGTGGGTGGGTGCAACCCACAGGCTGTTTTAA